ACTACAACCGAAAGCGAGGAATAGGTCGATGGCCGTATTCTTAAGTAATGGAGTGGTCGTAACCCTTAACTCGGTCGATCTCTCAGATCACGTAACAAGCGCAACTATTAACCGCGTATTCGAGGAGCTCGAAGTAACGGCTATGGGCGATAACGCGAGACGATATGCCAAGGGGCTAGAAACCTCTACGGTTACTCTTGATTTTCTAAACGATACTGCAGCCAGTGAAGTCCTACAGACTCTACAGGCAGCGTGGGGTACTACAGTGCCTCTAACACTTAAGCAGACAAGCGCGGCTATCTCAGCTGCAAATCCTGAGTATCAGACTACAGTCCTAGTTAATAACACTACAGATATTAACGGCGCAGTAGGAGATATCTCTACACAGTCAATTACGTTTACTTGTAACTCAGTTATCGTAGTAGACACTACAGTCTAAAAAACAGAAAAGGGGCAACAAATGGCACGACTCAAAATAACAAGGGCAACCGGTGAAGTGACCGAGCACCAAATCACTCCACGGATCGAGTATGCCTTTGAGCTCTACGCAAAAAAAGGTTTTCATAAAGCCTTTAGAGATGATGAAAAACAGAGCGATGTTTACTGGCTGGCTCACGAGTGTTTACGCACAAGTGGCGAGACCGTTAAACCTTTTGGCGCTGAGTTTCTAGATACGTTAGTAAAGGTCGAGGTCCTAGACGATGAACCTTTAGGCTAGGGCGAGACTCCCTTACTTATCAGGTAGCGCAGCTATCGATACGGTTAGGGATCTCGCCTCAGTCGGTTATCGATCTCGATACAGAGATGTACAAGATGTTAGTACAAGTATTAAACGATCAAGCCAAGGAGGCGGAGCGAAATGCCAATAGAGGTAAAAGGCGTTAAGTCCACTCTTAAAGCTATCCGTAAAGTAGATCCTGAGCTACTTAAAGAAATGAACGCCGAGATTAAAGCGGTAATGATCCCTATCCGAGATAAAGCTCGAGGGTATGCTCCCTCACCTCAGCCGGATAACCTTTACGGCTGGAACGAAAATACGGTAGGTAAAACTATTACTGCCAAAAACTCGGCCTTTAGAACTTTTAATACTGAGGGCCGAGTACGCCTTTTTCCGCTTTACGATTATGAGACGGTTAAAAAAGGTATTTACTACGCTCAGGGTGCAGGCACTCGTAATAAAAATGGATGGCAAGCTTTGTATTATGTAGCTAATAAATCCGCCGCCGGTGCAATTTACGAGACTGCAGGCCGAGCTAATCCCGGTGGCTCATCCGAAAGTAAATCAAATAACCCTAATGCTGGTGCTCACTTTATTAGCCGTATGGGTCCTTTGTATGGAGATAAACGCCAACAACGTGGCCGTATGATCTTTAGAGCGTGGGCCGAGGATCAAGGTAAAGCTCAAGCTGCCGTAATACGTGCTCTTGAGAAAACGATAGAAGCCTTTAATCAAGGCAGATATACTAAGGCTGCATAATGGCGCTAAATATACCTAGTCTAGTCGTAAATGCTATTAGCACTTGGAACGGTAAAGCTCTTGCTCAGGGTGGTAAACAAATCTCGGGCTTTGAGAAAGGCGTAAAAAACTTAGGTAAAGCTTTTGGCGTTACTTTTGGAGCTGCAACACTAGCCAATTATGGCAAAAATGCTATTAAGGCTTTTGCAGAAAATGAGAAATCAGCGGTACGCCTTGCTCGGGTAGTAAAAAACCTAGGGCTTGCTTTTGAGGTACCTCAGATCGAGCGTAACCTTGAGGATATCTCAGCCAAGTATGGATACCAAGGCGAAGTATTACGCGAGGCTTTCCAAAAACTTATAAGCGTTACGGCATCAGCCTCTAAATCTACAGAGCTACTAAACGTATCCTTATCAATAGCGGCAGGATCGGGCGAGGATCTTTTAACCGTAAATCAGGATCTCGCAGCCGCATACGTAGGTAATAACAAGGGCCTAAAAAAATATAACCTAGGGCTTACGCAGTCAGAGCTTAAGACCTTAAAGTTTGAGGATGCTCTAGCCCTATTGACTAAAACCTTTAAAGGCTCAGCTGAGGCAGAGTTAAATACTTATAGCGGCAAGATGCGCGTATTAGGCGAGGCTGCCGATAATGCTCAGGAGATTATAGGTACCGGACTAGTCGATGCTCTTATGATTTTATCCGGAGATAGCACCGTAGATGAGCTTGCTAAAAGTATGTCCGAGTTAGCTACTAATACCTCGGAGGCTTTAACTAATCTAGGTAAGTTTGGTAGAGGCGTAGTAGATATTTTTGGCCCTATCGCTACGGGCTTAGAAAAGTTTATTCTTGCTACGGATCCTTTTGTAGATTTAATTGTAGAGGGCGATCCGTCTATATTTATGGATAAGCCTAAGCCTAGAGCTAGGCGCTTTTTTGCCGGTGGGCAGGACTCTATAAAAGAGGCCAAACTCTCTAAAGATCGAGCAACCGCTTTAGCAAAAGAAATAGCTAACCAAAAAAGATTAGCGGCTGAAAAAGCCAAGGCAGCCGCGGCAGAAAAGAATAAGATTTCACTATCTAAGGCCGCTGCCGTTTTTGATAGTACTCGGATCTCACTAGCTGCCGCTTTACAGTCTACCTATGACAAAGAGACTAAACTACGCCTTGAGGCTTTAATGCTTATTGAGCAAGATAAAGGCGATGAGGCTTTAAAGAAAATAAATGAACTTGCCAAATTACAGAAAAACGCAGATTTAGAACGTTTAGCCGGTGTCACCGAGATTAGTAACGCTACTCTTGCCTCTCTTAATACTCAGCTACTTACAGAGCTTAAAGTTATTAACACTAGCCGTATGGCTGAGGGCGATAAAGAGCTTGCACGCGAGGAGGCGTTTAAGAAATATAACGCTGCTATAACGGCTGCAGGTACCTTGGCGGCTAAGGAGTCATATAACGAGCGCGTACAGATCCAATTAACCGAGATAGCACGTTTGGCATCTATTAGTAAGACTACAAGCGCGGCTAATACTGCAGCTCTTTTACTTGAGTCTGCCGAGTTATCTATGATCGATCGAGTCTCTAAGGCTCAAGCCCTAGCCGATGATGCAAGGCTTAAAGCGCTTAAAGATTATCTTGCTTTATTAAATGGTAATAAAAGCGAGTTTGGGGATCTTAAACTTGGCGCTGAGGGAGACTATCTACGACTAGGACCTTTAGGCGGTTTAGGTGCAGGTGTTATAGGTGGAGTAAATCCGACTATTCCGACTATTTCGCAGGAAGCTCTCGCTACTTTACCTATGTTTAATTTTAACCCTACTATGGGCTCTCCTGGTCAAAGTGTAGAAGTAACAATTAATACAGGTGTAGGAGATCCTGAGGCGATCGCTCGAGCGGTTGAGGATTTACTTAATCAGTCTACCTATAGAGGTACCTCGGTAAATCGAGGTGCAGGTAACTACATACTATGAGTACTTGGCTACCGGAGTGGAGGATTACGGTAGGTACTACCGTTTACGATAACGTTTTATCCGTAAATATGGCTACGGGCCGCGATGATATCGATCTACAATGCAACGCAGGCTACGCACGTATGGAAATTATTAACCTCGATAACTCAGCGTTTGATATTGACGTAACCGATGCCCTGACCCTAGAGCTTAAAAATAGCGCCGGCACTTACGTACCCGTTTTTGGCGGTGAGGTATCAGATTTTGGTATCTCGGTGCGCTCGCCTGAGGAGATCGGCTTTATAACGATCGGTAATATATTAGCCGTAGGATCCCTAGCCAAACTTACAAAAGCCCTTTTTCCCGATGCCTTGGCTAAGGATGAAGACGGCAACCAAATCTACGACATACTTAACGAGCTCTTAATTAACTCGTGGTTTGAGGTAGCACCTGCTTTACAGTGGTTTAACTACGACCCTACGACTACCTGGGCTAACGCGGAAAACGTAGGACTAGGCGAGATCGATCAGCCCGGCCTTTATGAAATGATCTCAAGAGCAGCCGATCCCGGTATCAGCTATAACCTATGCGCTCAAATAGCACAAAGCGCACAAGGACAAATTTACGAGGACAAAACAGGGCGAGTTTGCTACGCCGATACAGATCACCGCACCGCTTATTTATCAACTTACGGTTATACCACCTTATCGGCTAACTACGCTATACCCTCTACGGTTAAAACGATCTTACAAATAGGCAAGATCCGTAATTCTTTAGTATTTAATTATGGTAATAATTACAATAGCCAAGCTACGGCCCTCGATGCTGACTCGATAGCTAACTATGGTCGATACCAACGTAGCGTTACGACTAACCTCCATAACTTAGCCGATGTAAATACCCTTATGACTCGAGAGTTAGGGCTCCGAGCGATCCCTAGAGAGCAGCTACAAAGCATTACCTTTAGGCTAGATAACTCAGAGTTACCCGATGCCGAGCGAGACAAGCTTATAGATGCTTTTTTTGGCGAGCCAGTGATTATTAACGATCTACCTATTAATATGTTTAATGGCTCTTTTAATGGCTTTGTCGAGGGGTACGCTATTAAAGCGACTCCGGGTTATGTCGATCTAACCCTTACTCTAAGCCCTACAGATTTCTCACTGGTCGCGCCACAGTGGGACACAGTTACGCCACCATCCCTAATATGGACTGGGGTAAATGCTACTCTTATATGGCAAAATGCTTTTGGAGGTTTAACCTAATGGCAACTACTACGCCTAATTTTGGATGGCCGGTACCTACGTCTACCGACCTAGTTAAAGATGGAGCTACGGCTATTGAGGCTTTAGGTGACTCTATAGATGCCTCTCTACTTGATCTTAAAGGCGGTACTACCGGTCAGGTATTAAGCAAAAACTCTAATACCGATATGGATTTTACTTGGGTTACTAGCGATGATGCTAACGCTATCCAAAATACTATAGTCGATGCTAAAGGTGATCTAATTGCTGCAACTGCAGCCGATACACCGGCTCGACTTGCAGTGGGTACAAACGGCCAAGTACTAACAGCTGACTCTACAGCTGCTACAGGGCTTAAATGGGCAGCTGCATCCGCTGGAAAGATTTTACAAGTCGTACAAAGTGTTACTACTACCTCTACCGCCATATCTAGCACGAGCCTTACAGATACTACGATCACAGCAACAATTACTCCAACCTCGGCATCTTCAAAAATTTTAGTTTTGGTCGATGCTCAAGCAATGATTTTTAGAAGTGCTGGCACGGTATTTACTGGATGGGCTTTATTACGCGGTGCAACTAATATTTATGATAGATCAAATGAAGGTTTTATTGATTTAACAGTTGGTACATCTAGCGGAATTGAACTAGGCGCAAACAGTTCGTTAAATTATTTAGACTCACCAGCAACAACCTCTGCAACAACTTACAAAGTACAGGCTAAATGTGCTTTTTCAGCCTCAACTTTAACATTTCAGCGTAACTCGGTCCCATCGTCAATTACACTTATGGAAATCGGTATCTAAATGTCATATCTAGCTAAAGCTATACATAACTTAAAACCCGGTGCAGAGTTTTCTTTTACAGACGAAAATTACAGCACTATTAAATGGGATGTATTAGACGGAAGTGCTCCGACCATAAAACAAATTGATGATGAAATTAAACGTATTAAAGATGCAGAAGCGGCTAAACCTGCCGCTAAATCTGCACTTCTTGAGCGTTTAGGCATTACAGCCGATGAAGCGGCACTACTGCTTTCATAATGCTAACAAGTTATAACGGATATCCGGCCTCAAAAGATCCGGACGAGATTAAAATTAAGTCATACCCTATTAAGGGTACGGATCGTAAAATTAAATGCGCTGCAAGTGTGGGCCCATTACTAGCTGCTTTTGCGGCTGACTTTCACGAGCTGATTGAGCCGATCGATGACGGTACGTTTGATGACTGGGGTTATGCTTTTAGGATGGTACGCGGTACCACTGATAAATTATCTTGTCACTCATCCGGTACGGCGATCGATCTAAACGCGACTAAACACCCTTTAGGCAAGGTGGGAACTTTCCCGGCTGAAAAAGTACCGATGATCCGAGCCCTATCTAAGAAATACGGCCTTAAATGGGGCGGCGATTTTAAGAGCCGAGCCGATGAGATGCACTGGGAAGTAGAAATATCACCCGTAAAGGCTAAAGCCTTAATCGAGAGTTTAGGTTTATAATTATCTAAATCCTTAAGGGCACTAAGGAGTAACACAATGAAAGAGCAGCTAATATCCGCCGGTAAATCATACGCACGCGCAGCGGCAGCAAGCGCCGCGGCGCTTTATATGTCCGGTATTACAGATCCTAAAGTACTAGCTAATGCGTTTATCGCAGGCTTAGTAGGTCCTCTACTTAAAGCCTTGCAGCCAAGCGAAAAGCAGTACGGTCTAGGCTCGAAATGATCCGGGCCCTGATAGGGGCACTATTGGGGATTTTGCTCCTGTCAGGGTGTGGTTATCAAGGATGGGTAAGGTATGAGTGCCAAGAGTACGAGAACTGGGAAAAGCCTCAATGCGTTAAACCGCAGTGTGTGGTTACGGGAACCTGCACTGAGGACCTTATTAAGCCAAATGACTAGAGAAAAGAAAAGGCTAACTCCTGAGGATATACACGCTCGTTTAATTTTTCTTATCGGTGCGGTACTTGCCCTTACCTTTTTTGTAATTACAGGCGGCGCGGTTTACGCGCTTGTGTTTGTAACTCAGCCTGTAGGGGCTCAAGCTCCCAACGATCGAGATTTTATACAGCTCCTACAGACTCTCGCTATATTTTTAACTGGAGCTTTAGGCGGCGTACTCGCCGGTAATGGGCTTAAATCTAAGCCTAAAGAAATTGTAAAAACCGACACGCCTAGCTAAATACTTGCCATAAGTCAGATCGTGGGCTCATACTGATACTACACACGCCGAGAGGGCTACTCGGGTAGTAGCCTAATCGGCCTTAACAAAGGGCGATATATGAACAGTGCAGACTTTTTAATAGTTTTTGGTATTACTTTTATAATGGCAGCGTTTATCAGAGCTGCTTATACACTTGGATATCGACAAGGCCACGGCGAGGGTTTTCTACGAGGCCGAGCTATAGCGCAAGCTCTTAAGGATAAAGGCTTGGTGCGCTAATGGGATTTATGGATAACTACGAGGACGTAAATAGCAGAATTAAACGCTTTAGAGCTGAGTTTCCATCCGGGCGATTAATCGCTTACATAGAGGATATCGATCTCGACAAAGGTACGATCTTAGTAAAGGCTGAGGCATATCGAGAGTATGAGGATGCCGTACCAAGCGCCGTAGATTACGCGTTTGGCAACGTAGCGACACTGCCGCAAAATATGAAAAAATGGTTTATAGAGGACTGCATAACCTCAGCCTACGGTAGAGTGATCGGCCTATTAACGCCAAGTGAACACGCTCGGCCTACCGTACAAGATATGCAAAAGGTAGAGGCTGCTCATACTGAGCCTGATCCTTGGAGCACTAAAGCAGCTAACGAGGGTATACCTACGATGGCTACGGCTATGGCTGAGATCCAACAGGGGTTAGGCGGTGAGTTACCGGCTGAGCCTCCTCGATGTATCCACGGTACAAGAGTGTGGGCTGAGGGCAAAAGTGCCAAAAACGGTAAAGAGTGGGCCGCTTGGCGATGCACGCAAAATAATAAAGCTACGCAGTGCGACCCTCTATGGCAAGTATTAGGCAGTGACGGTAAATGGAAAACTCAACAATGACCGAGCAGGCTCTCTTTGACTATATAAAGAGCACGTACCTTGAGGATCTACAAAAATCGGAGCACACTTACGAGTACATAGATGCAACGAGTACCGGTTACAGGCTCACGATAGAGCTTAAATGCCGGACTAGTCACTATGACGAGCTAATAATCGAAAAGGATAAATACGAGAGCTTGATGGATAGAGCTCAGGATCTCGGTTTTACCCCGTTTTATATTAACTCAACGCCGAAAGGCATATACGCGTTTAACCTACGCAAAATTACGGTTACTTGGACTACTAAGCGCTTACCCTCTAGCACCTTTTACGAGGCGCACGAGATCGATAAAAAGGTAGCGCTTTTACATATAGATAAGGCGGTTAAATTGTAATGGCTGATTTAGAAATAATTAAAGATGGGTTTGCTACGACCATTAAAGCTAATGGAGATGTTACTACTACGGTAGCGGTGCAGTGTGACGGCTGCTTTAAGTGGAGTAATGGCCTAGGTGGGCTAGATATACGAGATATTGGCCAAGAGGTCGTACTATGGTTATGCGCAGAGTGCCGTAAATGACTACATATAAATACGAGTGTAGAGCTTGTAAAAAGGTTACGGATCAGATCGAGCGCATTATCACCGATAACCTGCCGCCATACGTCAAAACCCTACAATGTACTAAGTGTGGGGTAATTGGTGTGTGTATGGTGGAGGAGCCTAAAGATGCCGAGGTATGAGTATGAGTGCATTAGCTGCAATATCCGGTATGAGTCGATCCAACCGATAGGCGAAAACGTAGCGCCTTTGTGTTGCAACCTTGCTATGAGACAGGTTTACTCGGTACCGGGCGTAAGCTTTAAGGGTACGGGATGGGGTAAGGATGCCTAATAGTTATCCACAGAAGTTATCCACAGGGTGTACAAAGGTGTGGAGGACACGCAGGCCATACGCTCGAGTTATCCACATACTCACGGGTAACTTGACTCATAGGCTACGCTCCATACTCGCAGGCGAGCCGCTGAGGCGGATAGCTCGCAGGCGATGTTTGGTGCTTGTGGCCGGGCTATTGCTATTTACCAATATGCCTACAGCTCAGGCGGTAAGTACAGCAAGAG